GCAGCAACCTGCGCGGCAGCAACCTGCGCTACAGCGACCTGAGCTACAGCGACCTGAGCGGCAGCGACCTGAGCTTCAGCAACCTGCGCGACAGCGACCTGAGCTTCAGCGACCTGAGCGGCAGCAACCTGAGCGGCAGCAACCTGCGCGACAGCGACCTGAGCTACAGCGACCTGCGCGGCAGCAACCTGCGCGGCAGCAACCTGCGCGGCAGCGACCTGAGCGGGGCCAATATAGATTTTTCTTGCTGGCCTCTCTGGTGCGGATCATCTAACGTAAAAATAGATGAGAAACAGGCGCGGCAACTTATGGCACATGCGATGCACGCGGCTCGTGATTTTTTCTGTCCGACGCCGGAACAAGCAGCGTGGGCGAACGAGTTTCATCGAATCATTTCGCGTGAATTCCCGAAAATCAAAGGCGGTGTCAAATGATCCGAGTTATCTGCATGGTGTGCGGCAAGTGCTACAAAACCAAGTATGACGGACGGCCAGAGATCCGCGACTCTCACGGCTATTGCCCCGAGTGCTTCCCGGCGGTGCGGGCGAAGGTTGACGCAATGTGCGACGATATGGACCGTAGGAAAATGGAGGTGACGCGATGAACGAAAAAGTCCTTCCCTGCCCGTTTTGCGGGAACCTACCATACGAAAATCCTATGCCAAGAGTTCAGAAAGATAAGTATGAAATAAAATATGGATACGCTGTCTATTGTTCAACTTGCGAATACTACGGCCCGTGGGGTGCTAATAGAAAAGTCGCAATCGATGCCTGGAACACGCGCCTTGTAATTGAGGATGTTAAAGAATGAGGCACTACGACTGGGAGAGCGAGCCGGATTCGACCTACGACGATTTCCTGGACGAGCAAGAGCTCCGGCTGCGCGGAGAACGTGCTCGAAGGACCGATGAGGCTGATGGTTTTTTTGAAACCGAAAAGGAGGAATAATGGCTATTATAAAGTGTTCGTGTGAGCATGAATATCAGGATCAGAAATACGGGAAAGATAACCGCGTGCATAACTACTGCGCTAACAACAAGTCAGGTGGCTGGCGCTGCACGGTGTGCGAGTCGATCAAGCCGGCGTCGGCGGCCGCGAAGGAGGATTAAATGAACATCGTACAAGGCATACACCACAAGCCGCGCCCGTCATGGGCAGAAACCATATGGACTTGGATATTAGCGGTTGCGATACTTTTCCCGCTGGCGTGGTTTTTCGCCGAAGCCCTCGTAAAAGAACTGGAAAACGACGAACGCAAGATGGCCCATCACATCGAGAGCATCTTATACCGATCCGCGCCCGATGTTTCTATTCCATCCCGGCCGCAGCCGCAGGACTTGGCGACCCCTAAGACGAAGATGTTTCAGGACGCGAGCGAAAGGGTTAAGCGATGAACATTGCAATCCCACTGATTGTTTTTATCGCCGTGTTTTCGTTCTTCATGCAAAAACGTCGATCAGAAAATTGGAAATAATAGGAGGCAATTATGAAAACAACAGAAATAAACGACGAAAAACTTATAGGATTCAAAACAGATTTTGACAATGGAAGTTATCTTACATTTGGGATGGTACGGTATCCAATCGGCAATCCGCGAAAGTTGAAGCACAAACGGAGAAATTTATTTGAAATAGCAATCTCTTTTATTAAGTCAAGCCATGTTTGCCAAATATGCAAAAGAAAGGAGATTTGGTCTGTTTCTGGATGGTTGCAAATTAATGATCCTGTATATAAAGATTCAAATGGATGCTCAGTTGTCTGCTATGAGTGTGCAAGGATGAACCAAAATATATTTGGGTATGTTTAACTTTTAAAGATATAGGAGGCCAAAATGATTTCATGGATGCACCTACTTTATGCAATCCCCGTTTCAGCCTTCATCGGTTTCTTCGTAGCGGCTCTCATGGCCGCAGCAAAGCGCGGTGACGAGCACCAGGTTGATGCCCCCTGCGCCATCTGCGAGACCGACCAGGCGCTTATCAAGTGCCGGGAATCTCTTGACCTGTGCCGGAGAGAATTGCAGGCGACGAGCGAGAGGCTTGCGACGGTCGAACGCCAGCGGAACCAGTTGTACGGTGAGAATACCAAGCTGCTGGCTAAACTGCGGAACGTCAATTCAGACCTACAGGGGCAGGCTTTTCTTAACAGCGGGTTTAAGGCGAGGTGATACAGATGAATGTTTCATATTCAAATTTTTTAGAAAAAAAATCTCAGTACGGACACGATTGCGGGTTTGCGCCATTGTGGATCCCAGAATTTCTATTTGATTTCCAAAAGGCACTAATAGAATGGTCCGTGACCAAGGGTCGCGCCGCTGTATTCGCTGATTGCGGCCTTGGTAAGACGCCGATGGAACTTGTGTGGGCTGAGAACATTGTCCGAAAAACCGGGAAGCGGGTGCTCATCCTTACCCCGCTGGCCGTTTCTTATCAGACCACGCGCGAGGCCGAAAAATTTGGGATAGAAGTTGAACGCAGCCATGGCAGATTTACAAAAAATATCATCATCACGAACTACGAACAACTTGAGCATTTCAGCCCAAACGATTTTATCGGGGTTGCCTGCGACGAGTCGAGCATCCTGAAAAACTTTGACGGTGTTCGCAAGTCTCAGATTACCGAGTTTATGAAAAAGCTACCATACCGCAGTTTGTGGACAGCAACCGCAGCCCCTAACGATTACATCGAACTTGGAACCAGCGCCGAGGCCCTTGGTGTCATGGGCTATATGGACATGCTCAATCGGTTTTTTAAGAACGATCAAAACACGTCCGACATCAAGGCGCACAAAAATAGATACAATATGGCGGCTAAGTGGCGCTTTAAGAAACACGCCGAGGAACCGTTCTGGCGTTGGGTTTGCTCATGGGCGCGGGCCGTTCGCCGTCCATCCGACATGGGATTCGATGATACCAATTTTGTCCTACCTGAATTGATCGAGCGTGAAACCATAGTTGATTGCTCCAGGCCGTTGCCGGGGCGGTTGTTTGTAGAACCGGCCGTTGGATTAAAAGAGCAACGGGAAGAACGCCGCGCTACGTTAAAAGAGCGGTGCGAGATGGTGGCCGAGAAAGTCAATTCTAACAGCGTGGCGCTTGTGTGGTGCAATCTTAACGACGAGGGCGACCTGTTGGAACAGTTGATACCGGATGCGGTCCAGGTGGCCGGAAAGCACACTGACGAGGAAAAAGAGGAAAGGCTTTTAGCGTTTGCAGAAAATAAAATCAGGGTACTTATCACCAAGGCAAAAATATCAGGGTTTGGACTTAACTTTCAAAACTGCCATCACACTACGTTTTTCCCTTCACATTCATACGAGCAATACTACCAGGGTATTCGCCGCATGTGGCGCTTCGGACAAATAAATAAGGTGGTGGTGGACATCATCACAACTAAAGGCGAGATAGACGTTCTGAAAAACCTACAACGCAAGGCGGCGCAGGCAGATCAAATGTTTTCTAAACTGGTTGGATATATGAACCATGCGCTATCGGTTGACAGTTCCAGGACATACGACAAAAAGGAAAGGATACCACAATGGCTGTAACAGAACAACAGATTGAGGACCGCTACGCTATTTATTTGGGAGATTGTCTTGAAGTTATGCCAATGATACCGGATGGAAAGATTGCGCTATCTATTTACTCTCCGCCGTTCGGGGGATTGTATCACTACTCAAGCAGCGACCGCGACCTATCGAACTGCATAAGCTACGAATCATTTTTTGAGCATTACGAGTTTGTGGTCAAAGAGATTTCAAGGATCACCATGCCGGGCCGGATCAGTGCAGTTCATTGCATGGATGTTCCAAAAGCAGGCGCGAACATTTGCGGGCATTATGACTTCCCTGGAGACATTATCCGTCTGCACGAGAAGTACGATTTCGAATACAGCCCGCGCATTTGTATTTGGAAAGAGCCATTGGGAGTTCGCAATCGCACTATGAGCAAGGCCCTGGCACACCGTCAGATAGTCGATGACTCAACCCTAACTAACGTGGCCGGTGCCGACTACCTTATACCATTTCGCAAGAAAGGCAAGAACCCGATACCTGTTATCCACCCGCATGGTTTGATGGAATATGCCGGTGAGCGTCCCATTCCGTCCGATTTGATTCGATACCGTGGATATACCGGAAACCAGATTGAAAACCGCTACTCACATTGGATTTGGCGTCAGTACGCTTCATGCTTTTGGGACGATATAAGAATTTCAAACGTACTTCCGTTCAAAGAAAGCCGTGACCAGGACGACGAAAAGCACGTCCACCCGTTGCAATTAGATGTTATTGAGCGGGCCGTCATTTTGTGGTCGAATGAAAATGAAACTGTATTCACACCGTTCATGGGTGTCGGCTCGGAAGTTTATGGTGCGCTTATAAATAACCGCCGCGGGATGGGAGTTGAATTGAAACCGTCATACTACCGGCAATCGATCAAAAACATCAACGCGGCCTTTATCGACAAACCAAAGCAGACGGAGCTATTCTCATGAAAATCTATCTATGCGCGCCATATTCAGCGCCAACGGCAGAAGAACGCGAGGCCCGTTTCATCCAGGCAAACAAGATAGCGGCGGGCCTCATGGAACAGGGCCATGTCGTGTTCAGCCCTATCAGCCACAGCCACCCTATAGCGCACCACATCGGGAATCATTTATCGCATGACTTCTGGCTGAAACAGGACTTCGCTTTCATGGAGTGGGCCGATTGGCTTGCGGTGCTTTGTACTGACGGATGGACAAAGAGCAAGGGCATTGCGCTTGAAATTGCAGAGTGGGAGCGCATCGGGAAAACAGCACCGATAATTTACATAGAAGCAGTGGAAGGGGGTGATCGATGACTCGTTGCGGCAGAAGCGGTTGACTGTCAAGGGCCGGAGTTGATGGCTCCGGCCCGATTCAAGGGGAGGAATGATGTCTAGATACTATAAGCACAATGGAGTAGACAAGCCTTCGGTTACTACAATATGCGGTCAGTTAGACAAACCGGCTTTGATGTATTGGGCCGTAAATTGTTGTGCTGATTACATACTTGAAAACATGGATTCAATTACTAATTCAGAACTTCCAGACAACCCCGCTGGAACATTGGTAAGAATCGAAGACATTTCATTGTTAGTTGAGTCCGCCCGTAAAAACTTTCGCAATGTCAGTAAAAAGGCCATGGATATAGGTTCTCGGGTACATGATGCCATAGAACAATATCTTAATACAGGACGAGAACCGTTCAAGCCGGGTGATGAAGTAGAGGCCGGATTCCTTAGTTTTTTGGAATGGCAAGACAAACATCACTTCAAAAGTATTACTACTGAGCAAACAATTTACGGTGATAGGTTCGCCGGAACGTGCGATTTAATATGTGAACTTGACGGAAAGCAATATTTGATTGACTTTAAAACTACTAATGTTGCAGAGGATTCAGCGGCCTATCCAGAGCATCGTTATCAGGTGGCAGCATACAGGTCGTGCGTGCCAGATATAGTTGGATGTGGCATATTGTATCTGCATAAAACAACTGGTTATCCAAATTGGAGAGACACATCTTTGACATACGAATCAGATTTAAGGGTGTTCAACATACTGGTGGACTTGTGGTACGCAAGCCACCCCAACGTGTCTAAACGGATCGTAAAACAAAAGGGAGGTGTGTAATGGGACTCATTGCTAAAGACAAGGGCGGCGGCAATTTTGAAATGATACCGGCAGGCGTTCATCATGCCATTTGTTACGGTGTCATCGATTTGGGAACACAATATTCAGAGCTTTACAATAACGACTCTCGCAAGGTTTTGATTATTTGGGAACTGCCCGACGAACGCATTACCATCGACGGCAAAGACCTTCCGAGAGCCATTTCGCGCAGGTTTACCCTGAGCCTTAACTCTAAGGCCACCCTGCGGGCCATTCTGGAGTCGTGGCGCTCCAGGGCCTTCACGGAGAAGGAGCTCGAAGGCTTTGACCTCAAGACCATCATAGGAGCTAACTGCCAACTTTCCGTGGTCCATGAAACCTACCAGAAGGCGGGACAGAACAAGACCTCTGCCAAAGTGGCCGCAGTCATGCCATTGGGCAAGGGTGTACCCAAGCGCAAGGCTGAAAATGAGGCGCAATATTTCAGCTTCGATGATGGCATGGAGATCCCTGAGAGCCTTCCTGAGTGGGTTGTTGAAATCATCCATAAGTCGGCAGAGGTGAACACCGAAAACCTACCTTCACCTGAGAAGCAACCGCAGAAACAGGCAGAGGATGACGGAATTCCATTTTAAACCTTAAACAGTTTGCGCCGGTGGTGTCCCGCGGGTCTGGACAATCCAGGCTGGTGTGCTTCGCATGAAGCGGGTTGGGACTTAAATAGAGGATAGGGGGCCACCGGCGCAATCAAGGAGGAAACGTGAATATTTATAAAGCTATTGATATGTGTCATGTACGCTCGGCAATATATCGTAAGAGCAATCCAAGACTCAGGTACTACAAAAACCATACCGTACCACTTTTAGATAGAATACCAGATATAGATAAAACGGCAACTGATTGGGAAGAATACGACCCGCGAGATGAAGACGATTGCTCTCTGTTTATGTTTAACGATTAACCGGCGCAATCAAGGAGGGCGAAATGAAATACTATAAAATAACCAGACCATACATTGGCAGTTACATTCAAATGGCGGACGAGTTGCTATCTGCCCTGGACGCCGAGCTGAACCCAGGAGAAGAAGGCAACGCAATCACGGTTTCGGCCATTGAAATGTCCGAAGAAGAATATAAAAAACTTCCCGAATTTACAGGGTGGTAAAATTGATTTAGTAATCAAGGAGGGCGAATGACCAAGGAATGGTATCCTAAAAATGTGACTAAGGGCGTTTGCGATGAATATATAGAGCGCATAACGGTGATGGAGGATGCACTGAAAGCCATTAGAGACTACGAGCCACATGCAGAAGTGGCATATGATGAGTTTGCATACAAGCGACTAATGCAGGCTTATCGCAATGCTGCCATTGCGGCCATGGAGGTGAAACCGTGAGTGTTGACAGATACGATCTTGTTGGAGAATATGATATTAGCGTTGGTAAACAAACTGAAGGTGACTATGTTTTGTACGATGATTACCAGCTTCTTGAATCCCGCGTCCATGAGCTTGAGGCCGAGAAAGAAGGCTGGAATGAAACAGCAGCACAACACCTACGCAATGAAGACTATTATCGTGGGCTTGTTCAGGAAATCGGTAAGCATTTCGGGGCAGATGCCTACATATCGGATGATGGCAGTATTCAACAAGACATTCTATGCGCTAAAGTTCCTGAATTGGTTGAACAACTCCGCGCCCGCCACACGGCGATGGTGTTCAAGGTGCAGGTAGCCTATGGCATTGCGCTTGCTATCCTGCAAGGCAGGGCAGACATGAGCACAATACAAGACATTGAACGAGGACTAAAGGCCGCACTCGCGGAGGTGAACCATGAACCTCTCAAGGTTTAAAAAGAAACCTAAAAAACTAAAGTATCATGACTGTGAAGGGATAAAGGCCGGAAAAAGCCATGTCGCTTGGTACTGTCCGATATGTGATATGATAATCAGGGTTGAAAACTGGCGTAGCCAAGCAAATAGAGGCGAGGGTGTTCCAAGGTTTCCGTTCGTTGCTGAGATTGAATATGCTAAGAGTAAAGAAAAAATTATCCATCGAATTACCTGGTTTGCTGTGGACTTTGATAAGATAGTTTCAGAAGCATTAGGTGTCGAGGAAAATAAAAAGCCAAAATTAATGTTGATAAGGGATGGGGAGGTGAAATGATAAAGAAATATTCCGAGCACGTCGGGATGGACTCAAGGCTGACGGACGATGAAGATGTCAAGCGGCTGGTAAAGGCGGCACGTTTTGTAATAAAACACTATGACCCATGTTTTAGTGGCCCAAGTGCTTGGGATGAACTTAAAGCGGCCCTCGCGCCGTTCGTGGAGGTGAAGTGATGAGAACGATAGCAGAAATTTCCGCGACAGGAGCAGCATGGATAACTGAATATGAATTACAAGCATTAGTAGAGCGTATCTCGGAGATGGTGGATACCCTCTCCAAATTACAAGACAAGTGCGACCGGCACGAGGAAACAATCGCTGGATTTGAATCTGCGTTAGAAATTATGAAGGAAGAAAATGTAAATCTAAAAGAAAAACTATCGCCATTTTCGTCGGCAACCGAAAGTTACGTGGAGGGTCTAAAGGAGCAAATAAAGGATCTGGAGAAAAACTTGCATACGTGTCAAACCTATCCAATCGGGGGAGAAAAAGTGCGATGAGCGAAACCCAAACCGAGTACGGTGAACCGAAATACCCATATCAAACGTGGTCAAGCGTGGGATACCTGAAGTGGTTGTTTGAGGAAGACATGAAACGACTCGACAACCTGAATACGCTGCACCTTGAACTGGGCAAACTTTACGCTAAATTTTCGGCCTATGTCATGGCGCGCAACGCGAAGGGGGAGTGAAATGGATGATAACGAAAAACTCCGCACCGCCCTCGTCGAGCTGCGCGAACTCCGCTCCGAAAACAAGGCCATGATAGACTTGGCAGGAGAGGCCATAGGCACCGACCCGTCATTGAGATCATCAGTCTGCGTTGAGGTGCTTACCAACCACGTCGAGACGCTACGCAAAGAGCTGCGCGAGCTCCGGGAGCAGGACGAGCGCACTAAAAAATTCATGGACGCATTTAACGCGGAATAGGGCGTGCTTGACATGGCCGTGTACTACAACGAAATAGACCCGTTTGCCGCCGCATGGCTGCGGGAACTTATCAAGGCCGGCATGATCGCCGATGGTGAAGTCGATGAAAGATCGATCGAGGATGTCATACCAAGCGACCTTATGGAATACACCCAATGCCATTTCTTCGCCGGAATCGGAGTCTGGTCCCACGCATTCAGACAAGCAGGATGGCAAGACGATAGGCGAGTCTGGACCGGAAGCTGTCCGTGCCAGCCTTTCAGCGCGGCAGGCAAGGGAGGCGGGACTACTGACGAGAGACATTTGTGGCCTGCGTTCGAGTGGCTTATCAGAGAGTGCCGCCCTAACGTCATCTTTGGGGAACAAGTTGAGGCAGCAATTAAGCATGACTGGCTCGACCATGTGGCGCTATCGCTGGAAGGAATCGGCTACGCCGTGGGGTCGGTTGGTTTTCCGGCTTGTAGCGTTGGGGCTCCGCACATCAGACAAAGGTTGTACTGGGTGGCCCACTCCTGTTTCGGAACCCGCCAACGGGACACCGGAGGCGTTCCTGCAACGGAAGCGCAACGCGGTGGCGAAGGGCAGCACGATGGGAATTTGCCTATCGGACATCCAGATGGTTGCCCAACTCGCCGCGTGGCCGACGCCGAAGACGCCCACAGGTGGGCCGGAGAGCGCGGAACGGAAACAGGAATTGGGGAGAACGGAGAGCGGCGGCGGGGATCTACAAGCGGTGGCAACGCTGGCGTCCTGGGCGACTCCGATGAAGGCAGACGGCAGGGGAAGTGCGGGCGTGGGCAAGGACGAACTCCCCAACCAGGCCCAACTAACGGATTCTGGCACAACGCCGAGTGGCTCCCCTGCCGGGACGGCAAAGCGCGGCCATTTGAACCCGGCACTTTCCCGTTGGTTGATGGGGCTCCCGCCAGAGTGGTGCATAGCGGCGATCAAGGCGCACAGGCTGATGAAATCGACCCGCAAAACACGGCGGAAGCAAGGGTAGGCAGGCTCAGGGGCTACGGAAATGCGATAGTGGCTCCTGCTGCGACTGCATTTATTAAAGCATTTATGGAGATCAAAGATGAAAGTCTGTAGCTTTTGCAAAGCCGAAAAGAATGAATCTGAGTTTAGAAATGAAACAGGTAGGGTTTCTAAAAGGGCTAATTGCAAAAAATGCGATACTGAGCGTCATAAAGTATGGAGGTCAAAAAATCGTGAGCATTTAAGAGAATATGATCGAGATAGATGGTTTAAAACTGATAGGTGGCATAATCATATTGCGAGAAAATACGGGATGTCTCCAGAAGAATATAAAAATCTTCTTTCGGATCAAAATGGAAAATGTGCAATTTGTAGCTCTGAAGTGCCAGTTGGAAATTCAAAGCGTTTTCATGTTGATCACTGTCATAAAACTGGAGTGATCAGAGGATTATTGTGTTCACCGTGTAATCAGATGCTTGGCTATGCAAAAGATTCAACAGTAATTCTTGAATCAGCATTAAAATATTTATCGTCGCGCCGCAAGCAACGGAATTCATAAAAGCCTACATGGGCCTAAAACGTGATTGACATGGCGGGGGAGTGGTGGTAAGATGTCGGTGTCTGATGGTGGAGCAGGGTCTTTTTTATGGCATCAACCAATGACAATCCGATTAGCCCGGCACAGCCGTTTGAGCAAAGCGCCATAGGCCCTTTTCCTCATCAGACAGCGGTTGTGTCGGGCTTTTTAATTTTAGGGGTGGCGCATGAAAACGAACGAGCAGCACGTCAGCGATGATGATCTTAACCACCTGATAAATGATTGGCGGCATGATGTTGGTGATGCACACACAGATCACCTAATCTTGCCGGCACTTCTCGAACTCAAGAAACGCCGGGAGGCGGACAGGGTAAAACCTGAAAATGGATAGGGGATATGTAAAACTCTGGCGCAAGAGCCTCGAAAACGAATGGCTATCAAACCATGTGCTTTGGTGTTTTTGGTGCTGGTGTCTTTTGAAGGCTACCCATAAACCAAAAGAGCAGATGGTCGGTTTTCAAAAGGTTCAACTCGAACCTGGCCAATTCGTATTTGGCATACACAAAGCGGCGCGCGCAATCTCCGCCAGCCCGCAGCAGATAAGGACTTGCGTTTCGTCACTCGAAAAACTCGGAAATCTAACAAAGAAATCAACAAACAAATTCAGTATAATATCAATAATAAATTGGGATATATACCAACAAACAGAAAAAATAGACAACAAGCAACTTAACAATCGACTAACAAGCAACCAACAAGCAACTAACAACAAACAAGAATATAAAGAATATAAGAATATAAAGAAAAAAGAAGAGAGAGGTGTTTCGGGGTCGAATGGAATTCCAGAATGGATACCAAAAGACCTGTGGGCAGACTTCAAAGAATTTAGAATCCGCATCAAGGCACCACTCACCGATCGGGCAACCAAGAACATAATCACAGAACTTGAAAAACTGCGGGAGGAAGGCAGCGACCCTGTTGCGGTCATTAACCAGAGTATCACTCGGGGATGGAGGGGTGTTTTTCATGTCAAAGGCAACCGCGACGATTGCCAATACGGATTTGATAGGGAGAAATATCAATGATTGCAAAGGAATATAAAGACTTCTGTGCAGATATGGCTCGCAATTTCGATAAGGAATGGGCCAAGGTACAACTCAAAGTTGACTTTGGATATCAATACCTTGGACACGTTCCATTGCACGCCTGGAAGCCTATGGTGAAGCTGGCCGTTGACCAGTGGGAGGGCTGGCCCCGTAACTGGACCAAGGCCGTAAAGGAGATCTACGAGCTATGGAGGCGCGACGCCGGCCATGCAGGGGTAGGCATCAAGTACAATAAAGACGATGATCCGCGTTTCCCGGTAAGTCTAATGCAGCAGGCGTTTGTAATTCTAAGCACCAAGGATTATCCCGCTTACGTCTATTTTTGCGATCAGGTTGGTATGCCCAAGACCGACCGCGACCGGGTTGAAAACAAGCACCGTGTTTGCAAAGCCCATGAGACACAGCCTAAAATGCCGGAAATTGGGATAAGGCTGAACCCTAAAAAAAACAGGCCGGATATAATTCCATACCGTGAGTTTGGAGATTGATCGAATATTCCCCTACAGACCCCTTAAAACTGACTCAGAGAGGGCCGAAAATGCCACCTAAAAAGCCCAAGGTTAAGAGATCGTATCGAAAGGGTACCCCACTATGCCCTACCGAATGGGAAGAGCAATGCGCGGTCCTGGAGTGGGCTAATCTCATGGTTGAAACCAGGCAAGAGCCGCGCCTGCGGTTTTTGGTAGGGTCGGCCTCCGGTGCAAGGCTTACGATGGGAAACCTGATGAAGCTGAAACGGGCCGGCGTGATTAAAAAAGCGTGGCCGGACCTGTTTCTCTCAGTCCCACAACGCTACCCGGTCCCGTACTGCGGGCTTTACATCGAACTAAAGCGCGTCAAGGGCGGCACGGTATCGTCGGATCAGGCCATAATGATAGGCGATTTGCAATCGCTGGGATACAAGGCAATCGTTTGTAGGGGCGCAGCCCACGCTATAGCGGAAATCAAGAGATATTTAGGAATTTAGGGGAAAGGAGCCCACAATGCCATACAATCACAAGAATAGATCCGCCGAACGTATGACAGAGGCAATCTGCCCAAGATGTGACAAGCGGCACCGGATGAAAATATTCTGGTCCGGTGTGGGAACTCCAAGGAAATTTTGCGCCGGCTGTCTGCCCGAGGTTTCAAAGCGCATGTCGGGCCTGGACGACGGAAGCGCGTTCAACCGTTACGCCGCTGTTGTTAGGATCTCGACGCGGCCATAAAGGAGGTTGTATGAAAACACTGATAATTTCAATTCTTGCGTTACTATTTGGTCCATTCGCAGCCTTTGGGCAATCAACCTATCAGCCATTTCAACCGCGGCAGCATACCAGCACCCTCGGAACTCCGCGATCGTTTGAACCGCAACCATATCAGCAACCCATAAGACAATACCAATCTCCTGATGTGAATATCCATGTTCGACCAGGTTACGGAGAAACTACAAGAGCCTATGACTTCAATACAGGCTACCAGTTGCATGTATACCCTAAATCCCTCGGGGGATATGATATCAAGTCGGAGTGAAAATAATCCTTGACACAACATATAGATTATGCTTTGATTATCCCATGCGGGCTTCCTCCACCCGCCTTCACCGCCACCGCCGGGGGTCAGTGCACGGACTGGCCTCCGGCATAAACCTATTTGAAAAGTGCAATTAAAATCAAATGCCACGCGGACCAGGAAAAGGAAAATCAAATAACCCAGCCGGTAAACCAAAAGGCTGCAAAAATAAAGTTTCAAGAAATATAGTTGAACAGATACTTTCAATCAACGCTGACTTGGATAAACAAGGGAAAGGGTTGAAAGATTGCGCAGAGCAAGATCCTAAGTGGTATCATTCGATATTCACAAGAGCCGTAATCCCAAAAGATGTGAATGTGCAGGTTGACGGGGACTTGAGGATATCTTGGCAAGAGAAATCGTAATACCATACTCTCCCCGCGAATTACAAAAGCGGATGCACTCAGGAATTGAGTCGCACCGCTTTTCTGTTATTGTGGCCCATCGTCGATTCGGTAAAACACTTGCGGTTGTAAATCATCTCATAAAACAAGCCTGCCTTTGCACCAAAGTAAGCCCGCGGTTCGGATACATTGCTCCCTTCCGGGAACAGGCTAAATTAATTGCCTGGGATTATCTCAAACGCTTTACAGCACCAATACCAGGGACAAAAGCAAACGAGTCCGACCTAACTGTAACACTTCCCAACAAAGCGGTCATTCGCATATTCGGTGCTGACAATCCTGATGCCCTGCGTGGAATGTACTTCGACGGTGCAATCCTTGACGAAGTGGCACAGATGAAGCCCGATGTGTGGGATGAAATCTTGCTCCCGGCGTTGGCCGATCGCAAAGGTTTTGCGGTGTTTATCGGTACGCCAAAGGGCATGAACAAGTTCTTCGAGATTTACCAGTCCGCACTAAAAGACCCCGAATGGTACGCAGCCTTATTCGATGTCACAGCAACAGACGCCCTTGAGACTGAAGAAATAGAGCTACAGCGAAGCATCATGCCCCCGAACAAGTTCCGGCAAGAGTATATGTGCGACTTTGCCGCTTCGGTTGAGGATGCTCTTATTTCTATCGACTTGGTTTCAGCGGCCTACGGAAAAATAATTCACGAGTCTATGTACAAATCAGCGCCGATTGTGATCGGTGTTGATGTAGCCCGATTCGGTGATGACAAGAGCATAATCTATGTGCGCCAAGGATTGGCTACACTTCAGATTAGGAAGTTTCATGGCATTGATTTGTACCAGTTTTCGGAAAACGTCATGCACTCCATCAACGAGCACAAGCCCGATGGCGTATTTGTCGATGTGGTGGGCTTGGGTGCCGGGGTGGTGGACATGCTCAAACACAAGAACTATGAAGTGACTGGAATCAATGGCGGCAGCCGCCCTTCGAACGAGGCTCAGTTCGTAAACAAGCGGGCTGAAGTCTGGTGGAGGATGCGAGAATGGTTTGAGGCGGGCGGTTCTATACCTGAAGACCCTGAGCTTCGACTTGAGCTTGTAACACCGCTTTATTCGTATGACGTTGCCAATAGAATCAAGCTCGAAAAGAAAGAAGACATGAAGGCGCGACGTGAGAATTCGCCAGACATTGCCGATGCCTTGGCTCTAACATTCTCTCAGCCGGTGACTAAGCGCCGTCCAGAGTTTTTAAGCGTAAAGAAACCATGGGACCCCTGGGCAGTGCTCCAGGACCAAAGGAGTGTTTAAGATGGGATTTTCATTCAAAAAGAAATGGAAGCAGATTCTTGTGGGTGCTGGGTCCGGAGGTCTTCTGCCCGGCTTTGCTGAAATCATGATGACCGACAAGGGCAAGGACATCGTTCAGGACATCCACAAGGGCGTCGGGAACCTTGTTAGCGGAGGTTATATCAACCAGGTAGAGGCCACCAAGCAGTCGAAGCAGGCCCGGGACGACGCCGCGGCGCAGTATGCCGCAGAGCAGGCCGCAGCCGAGGCTACGGCGCGCAAGATTGCGGAGACCGAGGAAGAACGCAAGCGCCGGCTGGCATTGCAAGGTACGCAGACGCCTTCGACGTTGATCAATTCGTATCTTGGCCTTCCTGGTCGTACTGGCACATCTCGCGGTACATTGGGGTAAACCATGCCAGTCTCGAACCTCGAAGAAGAAAGCAACCAGACGCGCAACGGCGGGGCGTTCGTCAACCGTAACGACCGCTACCGGCGTAACTATAAGCAGCTTGATAGCCAGTACTCGGTGTGGCAGGCTAAATACGTTGAGGTTGCCGATTACATAGCCCTTGGCCGCGGGCGCTTTCTCAATGAGGCCGGTAACATCGCCAACCAGAAGTCTCAGGCCGCTTCGAAGGTGATCAACAATACGGCGACCGACGCCCTTCACATGCTCGGAGCGGGGCTGCATGGCGGTCTGTCCAGCCCGGCGCGGCCGTGGTTTCAGCTTGGTTTCACCGATGAGGCCATGAACAAGTTTTCGGCCTACCGATCGTGGCTCGATGATTGCGAAAAGCGCATGTATGCGGCGTTCAAGCGGTCTAATTTTTATGGAATTATTCACAATATTTACGAGGAAATAGGCGGGTTCGGCACCGGGGCGATGATGGTGGACGATTCGCCCGAGCATGGCCTGTTGTTTCATTATTTCACGGTGGGAGATTACCGATTCGCAATCAAGGTTGACGGCCGGACGCACTGTTTCTATCGTAAATTCAAGATGCAGGCCGTACAGGTAGAGCAGTTTTTCGGCAAGGAAGCCATTTCAGACAAGGTTAAGCGGCTACTTGAAAGCAATCCCTACGAATGGGTTGAGATCATGCACTGCATCGAGCCGAATGCCGATTACAACCCTGAAAAGATGGACTCCAAGCCGTTCAGTTCAATCTATTTCGAGGTCAAGGAGTCTGAGGCCAGACTATCGGATAAGGGCTACGAGGAAATGCCGGTTGTGACCCCGCGTTGGCAGGCGTTGAGCAACGAGGCGTACGGTTGGGGTCCGGGTCTTGAGTCGATAGGGCTCGCCAAGGCTATTCAGAGGATGGAGCGGCAGTCTTTTATGGCCTCGGACAAGATGCTGGACCCTCCTTTGGCGCTTCCATCGTCAATGAAAGACCGCATGTTGGATTTGTCACCTGGCGGTAAGAACACATACGACGAGGCCAACGCCAAGATTCAGCGCATGGTCGAGATCAACCCCGCGGTGCTGGACTCATACGAAAGCAAGATAGCGCGTGTCGAGGCCAAGATCCGGCGCAATTTCCACAACGAGCTATTCCTAATGATTGCGAGCGAAGACCCGGCCAAGATGACGGCGACCGAGGTTTTGGCGCGCAAAGAAGAAAAAATGTTGATGGTTGGACCGACCATCGAACGCCTTGAATATGAATATCTTTCACCGATAGTTGAGCGCGTGTTTGCCATCCTTGCAAGGCAGGGGCAGCTGCCGCCGCCGCCGGCTGAGTTGCAGAACGTAGAATACAAGATCGATTTCGTCAGCCTGCTTGCTCAGGCGCAAAAGCTGATAGGCGCACAGGCGATGCAGAGCTACCTCGGGTTGGCTGAGCGGGTTGCCGCGGTTGATCCGGGGAGCGTCACCAAGACAAATTGGGACACTTTTCTGGAAGAATCGGCCGATATGGTCAGCTTGCCTTCGAAGGTTGTTAGGACCGAAGACGAGGTTGGCGCTATCCGCCAACAGTTGGCCGAACAGCGGGCCGCAGAGCAGCAACAGATGGCCATGGCACAGGGAGTTGAGAATGTCAGCAAACTCGGCAACACTCCGGCAGGAGAAGACACAGCCCTCGGCAAACTCGAAGCCGAAACCGAAGGCGGAGAAGCGTGAACTATGTGGTGTATGCCTGTTCTATTTTTTAGGCTACTGCCGCCGCTTCCCTCCGCTTGGTGGACGATTCGAGAAGGTGGAGTTTACCGCATGGTGCGGTGAGTTCAAGCGCAAGTCTGAATGATGGACGACGAGAAACAACTTAATGAGCGCCGGGCAGCGTTGATGGAGGAGGAAAACCATTACAACGCGCTGCGGCTGGTGTTCAAGAGCTCCGAGGGTCTTGACGTGCTTGAGTGGCTTCTGAACGATGTATGCGGCTACTGGCGCGGGACAATGGATAGTGAACGACAGATAGGCAAGTTCGAGATTGGGCGATTGATATTCAATCAGATTTGTATAGCGGATATGGCGATCATTCACGCAATCCTTGACCGCAGGCGCAGGCAGGCCGAGGCGGTTAGGATTGAGGAACGCAATCGGATTGAAAGGAAATCAGAATGATAAAATATAACCTTATATCAGCAGGCACAATGTCTGATTTAGTAGACACTTTAAATTTTATGAATTCTGAAAGAAGAAAAAAAGCTATCGAAGAAAATAGACAAATTTATAGTGATGTTAGAATAGCATCAAACATCGTATATACATTTGATGAAATTGGCTATTACAAAGTGTTGGTACAGGAAGAAGAAATAGCTTAACCATCGAAAGGAGTAACACACCATGGCAGAAACAGCAGGCACCCCGGACGCGGGGAATAGCGGCGACAACGGCGCAGCGGCGCAAGTAGGCTTTCAGGCCCCCGCGGAGTGGGTCGAGGTCGATACCTACAAGCCATTCTTCATCGAGAAGGACGGCGCGAAGACCTTTGATGTAAACGGGCTGGCAACCAAGTACGCCGAGACTGTAAAGCAAATTCCGGTAGTTCCGGCGAAAGCCGAAGACTATAGCTTCGAGTTTCCCAAAGAATTCCCCGTGGACGAAGCCGCCTTGAAACTTGAGAAAGAGGCCGCCAAGAACCTCGGGCTGACGCAGGCGCAATGGGAGGGATTGCAAAAGCATTCCATCGCAGAATACGCCCGCGCAGCCGAGGAAGTGGCCGCCAAGAGCGAAAGTGCAAAGGCAGAACTAGTCAAGGAATGGGGAGGTCCTCAGAAGTTCGACGCAAACCTGGCAAAGGTGAATAAGGCCGCCGAGATTTTTTTCGGTAAAGATGCGTTTACCAACGAGGCGTTGACAAACAACACCGTTGTTATTCGCGGCCTGTTCAAAATAGCTGAAAAGCTTACTGAAGACACACTAAAAAGCGGAACCGGATCGGGAGCCGATGCCCGTCCACTTGGACTGGATGGGCGTCCGATGCTGGACTACAGCAAGACGACACCCGGACCGGGTCAGCGCACATAAGGAGACTTACTAAATGGCAGACATTGCTGACAGCAGGCTTGGCCTCGTGGAAGTGGTCAAGCGTATTGATCCTAACGGCAACCTGGCGACTATCGCCGAGGTGCTGGCGCAAACAAACGACATCGTTGCTGACGCTGTGTGGAAAGAAGGCAACGACATTTTCAGCAACAAGACGGTGCGGCGTTCGTCCCTGCCGACCGGAGCTTTCCGTAAGCTCAATCGCGGCACGGCCCCCGAGTCCAGCGATACGATCGAGATCATCGATACGATCGGGTTGCTGGAAGCCCGCGCCGAGAACGACGAGAAGTTGATCAACAGCTTCCCCAACCCGCAGCAGGCCCGCATGGATGAGAGCATGGCCTTCATCGAAGGGCTGAGTCAGAACATGGCCTCGAAGATGATTTACGGAAACGCGCTGGTGGCTCCCGAGGAATTCACGGGGCTGGCACCGCGGCTTGATGGTCTGGCAGCGGGCGAGAACGTGATCGGCGGAGGCGGTTCGACCACGCTGACCTCGATTTACGTTGTCACCTGGGGTCCGAACAGCGTTTTCATGGCCTATCCGAGAGGGTCGAGCGCAGGCTTGGTGCACAAGGATCTTGGTGTGCAGGATGCCTTTGATTCCAGCAGCAACAAATTTAGGGCTTACGTTGACCTGTTCCAGTGGGACGCCGGCATGGTGGTCAAGAATCAACGGTGCATCGCCCGTTACGCGAACCTGGAGCCCACCGGGACCACGACAACCTTTGACGAGGATGAACTGATTCGCCTTATCAACCGCATGGTTGTAGGCCCTGGCACGCGCATTTACGCCGGTATCGAAATGCTGACGCAGATGCAGATCCGCCTGAAGGACAAGACCAACGTGTACTTCACGAGGGAGGCGGGTCTTGACGGCGGAGGCCCGGTGCTGCGCTTCAATGGTTTTCCGGTCCGCAAGGTGCAGCAGATCCTTGATACCGAGACCGCGATTACCTAACTTTTAACCGCTTAGGCGAAGGAGAACGATAGCAATGGCAGTTCAATACGAACTTGAATTCATGGATAACGAGGCCATGACCGGCAACAATGCCACCACGATCGGCGCGATTGTGAGTCAGAAGAACAATGCGGCCACCAACAAGGGCGCTTTCCCGGGAAACAATGCCAATATCAACGCGCAAATTGGCGGGATGACCTTTGTTGTGGTGGTTTCAACCGCTTATACGGCCGGCGGTGCTACGGTCAGCCTCAAGACCGCGGCCACCAACAACCTGAACGCGACCGGCACCACGATTTGCTCGGTTACGGTTGCGAACAACGCGGCCGCTGGAACCAAGTACAAGGCGATGGTTCCGCACGGGACAGAACGGCTGAAGTACCTGGGAGCGATTGCTACGACCATTGGCAACGTTTCCGCTGGTAATCTGTGTTGCTGGCTTACCGCCGATAAGGGCGAGAAGACGGACTAACAAAATGACGCCGGGGGCCTCAAAACCCCCGGCAAATTCAAGGAGAATGATAGATGGCAAACTATGCAGTAAATGCCTACAAGGGAAAAGGTGTGCCGCACGCTCAGAATACGGCGCAGCGGTTGAACATCAAACCGGACCTGATGCACAAGTATCACTTCCGGTCAAGTTCAACTGCCGCCAATAATCATATTGAGGGTATTCTTTACACCAACAAAGCGATGAATGGCAGCACTGGCTTGGTGTCCGCTGACACTCTGACCATCACGATCGTTGACGGGACCTAAACTCAACCGGACCGTGCGGCCGCGCATGGTCTATACGCCACCTACCAGAAAGGGGCCGACGATGGCTATAAAGTATCGATGTTACAGGGAGTGTTTTGCTTACAAGAAGCACTTTAAAAAAGGGGACTGGTTTCCGGCCGAATGGATCAAAGCAAAGTATCCCCCGCAACCTGAGTATTTCGTGCTTGAGTCGGAATACGAGGATAAGGTCTACGAGCAACAGAAGGAAAAGAGGACGGTTTACTCTGCCGCGGATGACACGAGATCTTCGGCTGTTTTGATCGAAGAACTATCGCGGTTTATGGAAGTGCCGAAGGACTGGAACCGAAAAAGGATTTGGATGGAACTCAAACGCCGTGAAATGGCAGAATCCAAGACGGACACCGGGCCAAGAAAGCCGGGACGACCTGCCCTAAACAAGGATTGATATGGACTATTTTTTTTATCCTTACACCAAATTGACGGGTGGTGATGCAGAGTCGCTTGATTCTCTCGATGGATCGCTGTTGAAAAACGGCGATGGCGCGGTTGTGATTACGACTTCGGGAATAACCTACACCTATACCCTGGATGAAGATAGCGGAGCCTCGGAATCTTCTCCCAATGTTATTTCACCGGATTCGAACGCCGGAACCAAGCGCTGGGTTTTATCAGACTACGGCAGACCCATTTCAACGGACGTCGTAAAGGCCGAGGATTTTGGAGTTCTGAGCAACGGCTCCGACATGAAGTCTGCTTTTGACCAAATGATTAGCGACATAAGCAGTTTGAAAGCAGTACGGATAGAGTTCGACACTGGCACCTACGTTTTCAACTCGAAGCCGGCAAACATAAACAAGGGGGTGGTGCTCTGTGGTCAGGGCATGAGCCAAACCACGTTCACGCGCAATTACAACGCGTCCAATAATAACGAAGGCTTTCTTACGTGGAGCGGCAACCTGTCGAATGGCGGGGGTATAGAGCGATGCCAGATCAGGGCCGGAAACGGAACGACCAACGGCTCCATGCTGGTTTTTACAACCGGAGCCAACGATGTGTGCGGCTATCATTACATTGACGGGGTGGTTGTGACGTACACCAATACCGGAACATATCATCGTGCGCTATTGGTCGACGGGGTTCTGAATGCGGTCAGCGGGTCTCAGGGGTTGCGCGATTTCAATGCGCGAAGGTGTTTTTTGTTTCATGGGAATACTCACAGTGAATGTTGTCGTTTCATCAATGCCACGAATCTAATGTCATCCGATTTGTGGGTCAATGGTACAGTGGTAGTTACGGGAGGGGCCGGGAATAACCTCACCCGCACGACAGACGCCAAGGTAAACTTGACCTGTTTGGATCAATTGTACGTTTCCGAAACTGTCGATTCGCATTTTTCTGGACTGGTAGACACCCTTGTATTTTCGAATAATACGATCCAGTGCGATTTCCAGGGAACGGTAAAAACTCAGGTAGGCGGTACGAGCAACTTCGGAAACAACAGCATGATTATAGCCGGCGCAGCTTTACCACGCAGTTATGCCGGCAATGGTTATGCAACGTTGCCGGGCGGGCTGATAATACAATGGCTAAAACCAACGGTGGGAACATCCTTTGGCGCGTATAGTTTCCCGATCCCATTCCCAACAGCGGTCCTGCGGGTAACTGCGTCAGCCTCGTCAGCATCAACTCAAACTATTTTTTGCGGGACTCACTCGGCATCCAACGCATCCCTTGCGGCGTCGGCCAATAACACCAATGCGGAAGTTATCGCAATAGGATACTAAAAATGTCTCCTGTATTTTGGGCATCGAGTGCTGGCGTCATATCGGCTTCGGGAAGCGGTCTTAATACCGAGCTCGCCGTGTGTAAGTTGGCCATGACATGGCTGGGGGCCGACCCGGACGCTCTGGATAACGTCGGGACGATTACCAGCACCAGTAAAAAAGAGGAAGTATTGTGCAATGTCGTTTACGACACCTGTCGGAAAGCCGTCCTGGAAGACCACAATTGGCAGTTCGCCAAGCGTCATCAGCAGTTATCGCTCGATGATGGGACCGAGGATTCCGATTACAACCAGACGACCAACCTTAAAACCATCACCGGCATAACCGCGGCGGACCCGGTTGTCGTAACTGCCGCGTCTCATGGTTTCCTGAACGGGTGGCTGGTCAGAATTTACGATGTCACCGGCATGACCGAGATCAACGGAATGGTCGTCCGAGTTGCAAATAAGGCAGTCAACACTTTCGAATGTTATGGACTTAACGGGACAAACTTTACGGCCTACGGAAGCGGCGGAAAGGTGGTGCGGTATGAAGCGGTTACGGATTACCAGAACGGCTATGTATATCGCGTGCCAGAGGATATGCTGCGCCCTGTTTCGGTTATTGGAAACCCGCAGTTTGAAGTGGTAGGGGCCGGCGACGACCGGCGCATCTTGTGCACATCAACGGCCCCAGTGCTTGAGTATGTCAGCGATTTTTCAGTCGTGGCGGACATGCCGAACCATTTCGCCCGGTGCTGGGCGGCTCGCATTGCCATGGAGCTTGCCAACCCACTGCAAAAGAAAAACGCAGCAATCAAGGACATGGCGCAGTGGTATTCTCAGGTCTTGAACGAGACCAAGCGAAGCGATGCACGCCAAGCGGACCCGGCTCATTTGGTGCGTAACACGTCTCCGACTTTACGAGATGGAGGATGGGAATAAGTGGGCACGATACCCACAGTTAAAAACGTGTTCAACGCGGGTGAACTTTCCCCCAAGGTCTACACGCGCACGGACATCGATAAACACAAGAGCGGGTGCAAGACCATGCTGAACTTCGTGCCGCTTCCTCAAGGGGGCGTTCAGCGCCGTCCTGGGTTCGAGTTTATCGGAAGCTGCAAGAATAATAACGTCACAACCAGACTGATTCCGTTCCAGTTCTCTCAAACGCAAGCCTACATTCTCTCTCACCAGAACGGCACGATGCGGGTTTACAAGGATGGCGGTGTCGTACTCGGGGCAGGCAATAATGCTTATGAATTGTCCACCCCATGGGCCGCAAACGATCTGCCCTATCTCCAATATACTCAGAGCTACGACACGCTTTTCGTTTTCCATCAAAATTATTTTCCGAGACAGATCACGCGTACGGCGCATAACAACTGGACCTGCAACAACGTCAGTTTCAACAACGCGCCGGCCGAATGGAGTTCGAACAACGGCTATCCGCGTACGGGCGCCTTTTACCAGGATCGTTTATGCTATGCGTCATCCACCCTTTTCCCGTCGCGTTTGTGGATTTCAAAAGTCGGAAACTATACCGACATGACCAGCGGCACGAACGATTCTGACGGCATGACGCTCAATCTCTTGTCCGGCACGTCTGATGTTATTTACTGGCTGGCGTCGGCAAAGGCTATTCTTGTGGGAGCCGATTCCGGTATCTGGCAGATTACCGCAGCTACCGGGGCCACGACTGCCCTATCACCTACAAACAAGAAGGCAGACAAGATAAGCTATTTCGGAAGCTCCGCCGTCATGCCTGCGAAGCTCGGAGATACAATCATCTATCCCGGCAACCCGGCATCCAAAATGCGTGAGCTTACTCCGAACGACATGGGAGACTATAAGAGCGGTGAGCTTTCTATCCTATCCGAACACTTGTTCAACCAAAAGACAGTCACCCAGCTCGCCTATCAGCAATCTCCTTTTGAAATTGTGTGGTGCAGGCTTTCGGATGGGACTATCGCAGCCTTGACCTACATGCAGGAGCACAAGGTCGTCGCATGGAGCAGGCAGGCAAGCGGCAATATTCAATCGGTTGCTACCATCCCCGGAACCTACGAAACCGAATTATGGGCGGCCATAGACCGCGTTATTTCAGGGAACACGGCAACCTATATGGAACGTCTTGCGGGATTCCACGACAAGACTTTTGCTAATTCCGATTTCATGGATTCGCATATTTTAGCGACTTCGGCCGGAAACTTTACATCGATGAGTGTATCACACCTTGAGGGTGAGATAGTGCAGTACGTGGCCGGAGAATCGATAGGGCAGGCGACGGTTACGAGTGGCAATATATCAGTGCCGCCGACGGGTGCGGCCCGTGCGGGACTTGGGTACACTTCGGATCTTGAGACCATGCCGGTTTCGCCTGAGTTAAAGTCCGGAGATTCGATGTTCAAGACGAAGCGCATAACCGAGATCCAGGTCCGGTGCCGCAACAGCGCCGGCGGAAGCTATGGGCCGGACAGCAACTATCTCTCGCCGTTGTTTGCCAATAACACGTTGACGGACGGCCATGTCGTGAATTTGTCGCGCAGAGAGGGCAACAACTCGAGCTCGACCGAGAAAACTGTTTTCATACGTCAATCCGACCCGCTACCATTAAACATCGACGCGGTAGGAATGGAAATTGAGGTGGAATAGCCTATGTGGCCGATGGTAATAATGCTGGCCGGGAGCGCAATGCAGGCGGGTGGTAGTGCGTTCGGGGCACGTCAAGCCCTGAAGCAGAGCCGATACCAGCGCGATATTTTGCGCTACCAGGCCGACTATCAGAGCGCCTTGAACGAAATCAACGTTGAAAGGGTAAAGAGCGGTGTGGCGCGGACAAAATCGGCGCAAAGGGCAGCTACGGCGGCGAGTGGTTTTCAGGCCGGGGACTCGGCGGAACTTGAGATCGACACTGAGATGCAGGGCGAGATTGACGTTGCTCTGTTGCGGATGTCCGGCGGTATAGAAAATCTCAGGTTGAGGACTGCGGGAACGATGGCTATGGCGCAAGGGCAGGGTGTGGCCGCCGGTCTTAACCAGCGCGCTTTCGGTTCGCTGCTTAATACCGGGATGAATTACGGGACACGCGAGGGATGGTTCAATACCACGGATGAAAAGTCAACATCAACATCGTTGTTAGAAAAGCCTTCCTATAATAGGTCTAGATATTATGGGTTATTAGACAGATGAAAGTCATGTGCCGGCACAATAACAGGAGCCTCTAATGAGCGAGCGGGCTAAGTTGATAGAAAAGATTATAGACTCTGTTGAAAATGACCATAAATTTGGTAGAGCGGGGCTCGTTTTTCTTGATGCGATCGAGAAAAACCAAACTCGAATGATAGAGGTTATCCAGTCCGTTCCGAGAGAAATACCAAGCGCACTAAAGGAAGCGTCAGATGCGTTTTCGTCGTCTATGTCTAAAGTTCTCGAAGACATCAAAATGCTTTCGAATGAGAACGAAAAGGAACCGGACGACATGAAACCCATCATGGAATCGGTTAGAGAATCGGTCAGCGCGCTATCGAATACGATTGTCGTTTCTTTAAATAAAGTATCAACCGAAATTTCTCGTCAAACCGAAAGAGTAATTAAATCGAATGACGAAATCATTGCAGTTTTAACAAAGCCCAAAAAATGGAAGATGACCCCTGACAGAAACTATCAGACAAAACTAATCCAGGAAGTAATTATCGAACAGGTAGGAGGTTAAAAATGGCAATCGTATTTACTGACATCGGATGTGACGAGTTTTTGAAGACCTATTTCAACGGGGTGCGGGCCGGTAACAACCTGACGTTGAGGCTGTTCACGAACGACTATACGCCGTTGCAGACCAGCAACAACACCAATTTTACAGATGCGGCTGGCGGCGGTTATGCGGCGCTAACGTTGGCGCTGAACAGCTGGACGGTAACTCCCGCAAACGACCCAAGCGATGCGATTTACGCGAACCAGACTTTCACGTTTACCAGTAACTTGACCGGAAATGCCGCGTGCTTTGGGTATTTTGTAACCGATGCGGCGAATACTGTTATTTGGGGCGAGCGCTTTGCCAGCAACTTTACCCCGACAAATAACGGCGACACGATTACGATTCAGCCTAAGTTTGCGATGTCTAACGGGACGCCGGCATAAGGAGATTAGAACAATGAAAAAACTGTTTTTTATTCTGGCAGTTATGGCAATGGCGCTTCCGGCGTATGCGGCAAACTGGCATGTTACTTTCACTTATACCAAGAGTCCCGGCCCAAACCTCAATCATGAGGTGATCGAGTACCCGGCAGGGACGCAACGTTGCGACCTAGCGGCTGCTTCACCTGCGACATGCGCTTTTGACTTGCCCGTTGGTGGCCCGTTCGGTCAGGCGATTATTGTAAAATCCTATGACGCTGCCGGGACTGCAGGAAACGTGGCAACCTACACCGGCCCAGTTCTCAACGCGCAAATTGCCCCGTCGAGTGGCGGAACCGTGACGGTTATTTGGGTGCCGTAGATGTATGCTCCGCTTACTGGTTCTAATATTTTTATTGATAGCAACAGCAGCGTCGGGAGCGACTCTCGTTTGGGGGCCGTCTCCTGTAAATCAAGTGTGCTGTGATGCTGGAAATTGCACAGGATGCGATGGGTGCTGCCCGCCTACCGGGTATAGGATATATTATGGCGCTGCAAGCGGAAGCTATACGGAGCAGGTTGATGTCGGTGCTTCATTATCGTGGTCGTTGCCGGATACGTGGCCCTCTGGAAATTACTACTTTGCAGCAAAAGCTTTTGTGCATGGCGCTAAATGCCCAAACGATGCTACAGCGTGTTATGAGTATGAGTATATTTACTACGATCTGGAAAGCCCTTACAGCAACGAGGCAGTATGGGCCAAGGGACCTTCACAAAGTATCAGCCCGGCGAGCGGCGGCAGGTTTGGACTGTCTTATGTTGGAGGGTCCCCGATGGCAATAGAACGCATAGGCAGCCTAACTCAAATAGAAGTTAATATTGGATCTATTCCATTTGGATATTCAGGAACGATTACCGTACCGTCAGATGCAGAAATAATTATAGTTGGAATTGTAGGTTATAACAGCGCGGCCGGAAATATTGCTACCAGCGGTTCTATTGGTGGAGCTGCCTTAACAAAAATTGCCGGAGATGGCAGTACAAGCTATTTCCAGGGCTCATTGTTTTACAAAGTTTCTCCGGCAACTGGAAGTCAAACATTAGCTTTAACGTGCACATCAAGCGGCGATGGAGCAAAAATTGTATATGGGTTTTACAAGGGTATTGATACGGCGTCTGCCGTACGAGATACAGATGGAGTACAGGCCGGATCGCCGGGCTCTTATGACACAAAAACGCTAACTGCATCGTCTGGTGATATGATTGTCGGGTGGGTATTTGGATATACTGGATCTGCTTCGGTTGGTAGCCCCACGTTCCAGAATATTTCAGAGGTAACTACCTATGGTACGACCTATAGAAGTGCGGTAGGTTCATGGGCTGAGGGTAGCCCATCAGGTAACACGTCTGTCGGCGTATCTGCCTGGACAGACGTTGCGGACGGAGGAATCTGTGCTGTAGTACTTAAACCGTCAGCGGTCACTGCAACCAGCGAACAAGAGGGATACCGTTTCATTAACGATGACGGCAGCGAATCAGCGGCCTCTTTTGCGGCCGATCAAGATACGGGGCTTACGGCGCCAGCAGGGGTTAATAAGCGCATTCGTTTTCTGATAAACACCACGGGAGATGTAAGTTCCACCCAATTTCAGCTTGAATATAAAAAGTCAACTTCTTCAACCTGGATTAAGGTTGTTAATTAATGTCGCAGAATAACTTCACCGTAACCGGCAATAACAACTGGACATGC